CTCTTATGATTTCTTGCTGTGTGTAATCAATTGTCATAGTGTTTTCAAGCTTTTCGATTCTTGTTTCATGTTCGGTGAGTACCTTGACTGTTTGCTGTAATGCTTCTATTGCTGTTTTGGGTTTCAGTTGTCACCACTTTTTTATGATATACCCTTTTCTTTAAATTGTCAATACGTTTTTTAAAAAAAATTCAAAAAAGTTATTTACAATTCAAAAAACGAAATATATAATGGTTACAAAAGTAAGCAAAATAGAAACAATACTAGAATAGAAAGGAATTTAGTGATGGACGTAAACGTTGTTGAAATTTTTGCAAAAAGATTAAGAGAATTGAGGGAATTGAAAGGGCTTGGAGTCAGGGAACTAGCATCAGAATTAGGCATAAGCCATTCGGCTATTTGCTTGTATGAAAGCTGCAAACGAGAGCCTAGCGTTAGCATGTGTAAACTAATTGCAGACTATTTTGACGTAAGTTGTGATTACCTATTAGGTCTAACAGATGAACCAAAAAGGAGATGATGCGTATGGCAAAATCCAAAAATCCTAATGGTATAGGAAGTTATTGCAAGCTGAAAGACGGCCGGTATAAGTGGAAACAGATGGTAGATGGAGATACAAGGCAAATTACTGCAAGAAGTCCGAAGGAATTACAAGAGAAAGTAAAAAGAATTGTAGATTTGCCAATTATTAAAGACAAATTAAAGGCTACTGACTGGTTCGAAAAATGGCTTGAAACCTATGTAAAACCACTTCGGAAACCAGCAACATACGACCAGTACAAAATAATATATGAAACTCATATTAAAGCAAGTCTCGGCAACAAAAGACTTGCAAATATCAGACAATATGATATCCAACAGATAATCGCTGAAATGAATGAGAAGGATCTTAGCACTTGGACGATGAAACACGCCAGAAAAATAATGAACTTAGCTTTTTCAAAGGCATTTGATGATAAGCTTATTCCCGAAAACCCAGTGCGAAAAATCGAAATACCTAAAAAGCAAGCCAAACCCCGCAAGACTATCAAGACTGACGAGCTTAAAATATTTTTTGAACATGCTAAAAACACAAGGTGGTACTGGACATTCAAATTTCTACTTGTAACCGGGCTTCGCCGTGGAGAGCTGTTAGCTTTGCGTTGGTCTGATATTGATTCTGAAAATAAGCGTATTGTGGTAGACGAATCTAATAGTTCAGGTGGCGTAGGAGATACTAAATCCGCAAAAGTCCATTATGTACCGTTATCAGAGCTGGCTAAATATTATTTACAAAAGCAAAAAGAGATGCTAATAGATGAAAAAAACCCAGCATTATATAATGGCACACTAAGTAAACAGGACTTAATTTTCCCGTCTAAACAAGGCACGATGATGAAGCCTGACAGCTTTAACAGTGTACTGGATAGAATAAACAAAAAAGCAAACATACACATAACCCCTCATATGTTTCGACATACCTTTGTTTTTATGTCTAAAGGGAAAATGACATTATCTGAACTACAAGAAGCTTTAGGACATGATGAATCAACCACAACTCTCGATATATATGGAACTATGCTAGCAGACACGTCGAGTGTGGCAAATAAGATTGATGAAGTTTTCGCATCACTTGACAAAGGGCTCGGCGAAGAAGCTCAAAAAGAAGATTGCAAAGTAATTAACCTATTCCAACGAAGAAAAATTAAATAGCCCTGATGAGCTTATTTTTTTTGTATAAAAACCAGTACCTAATTTGCACCTAATGTACCTAATTTGTACCTGATTTTTTGAGCGTTTCACTTGACATAACTAATGGTTGCTATTGAAAACACTACATTTAAGTTGTTGAAAACACTACATTTCTTTAATTTTTACATAAAAAACTTTAAACACAATGTAGTGCTTGGGGTGCAAGAGGTCGCTGGTTCAAGTCCAGTCACTCCGACCATAGAATAATGGAGGGTTTAAGAAGTTAACCCTCCATTATTTTTTTGTGTTTGTACCTAATTTGTACCTAAATTTCAAAATAGGTCTTCAAACACAGGTATTCTCCGAGGGTTTGTTGTTCTACCGATAAGCGCTCAAACTCCATGAAAAGCATTAACTCTTTTTCTCCTAATGTCTTCTTTAATTCTCTTTGAACTTCTAAGATTCTGCTTTCAAGGTGAGCATACTCAGGATCGGATGATAATATCTCTTCACATCTTGCAGAAATAAACTCACAAAAAGCCTTGTCTTCCATACAAATATTACCCCCTCGTTAACCATAATAATTTATGTTACACTCAACATTATAGAACACACGTTCACCGCCCTCAATCATCTGCACTGTTTCGATATTTTTCGACAAGTATCTGTATTGAGTGATGTTGATTTTCGACGAAATATGGCGAAAAAAATTTGAAAAAATCTTTTGAAAAAAGTATTGACTTCATGCACGTTATCGTGTATAATATAATTAGAAAGTAACGATAATCAAGCGAAGGCGAAGGAGGAATTTATAATGTTAGTATGCAAAATAGTGGTAACTACAAGAATTCCTGAAGATAGTAATCTATCTTCGAATGGTGGGGACTATTACGAGGGCTTCACCATTAAGGGATATAAAAGGAGTAGAAAAAGTAGACCTCGATTCACCTACAACGGGTGGTCGAGTTGTGAAATATTAGAAGGGACATTCCCAGTAAATAATATTTCACATAAAGCAGTAAAAGAAATGCTTTCAAAATACTTTGGTGATTTTAAAACAATTATAAGATCACCAAAGTATTATGAGGTATCGATAACAGATATTAAATAATTCAAGATATCGTGTATAATATAATTAGAAAGTAACGATAATCAAGCGAAAGGATGATTAATAATGAAAGTGATTATTGATAGCGGAAACAAACAACGAGACAGCTGGGTTGATCTTGTACAAGTTGAAGAAGACAGCCCTAACAAATTCAAGTTTACAGATGGGAGGACAAGTTGGTATGAAAAAGTTAAGCCTGGCACATATCTAGTTCGTACCCAATGGAACAGATCCGGTGCTCCTGTATTCTTTCACCACATTAGCCAAAGCCTGGCTGAAAAGCTTCAACTGCTATCCGTGGATCTGGCAGTTGAGATAATGGACAATATCATACATGATGGAGAGAATTCGGCGCTAGATATGGTTTTGAGCTTGCAAGAAGCTGCGGGGGTGTGGGGGCTTGATGACAGCACCCTTAGAAGAGCTATATCATCCGGAAGATTCAGCCCAGATGAGTATAGAAAAACCGGCCGAAATTATATCATCCTGAAATCTGCTGTGGAGAGAGTGTATGGGAAACTTGAATAGGAATAACCATTTTTTTCATTAGTTACAAGGAACATTCGTTCTTAAATTATAGTGGTGTTAAATAATGGTATGAAGGCATGTACTACAAAACTTGCAGTATATGTCTTTTTTGTTTTGAAAAATATTTCAAAATAATGTTGACACTTCGTGATACACGTGATACAATGTATACATAAGTTAAATATATCGCAGCTCAGCGTAACGAGCAGAAAGGTGGTACACCATGAAAATATTAGTAAACGGAGAAGAAAGAAACTTATCAATCATCGACAGGAAAAGTGGATGCGAATGGACACATGACTTAATAACAGCTCCAAACTTCTGGAATGATGAAACAGAACAATATGAAATGTCCGAAGATGATTACAACTGGTGGAACGAATACATAACAGGCGTTGAAAAATATGAAAGTTTAGCAGAAGAAATGATAGAAGATGGTTTTGACAGCGAAGAGGTTTGGAATACAATTAATGAAGCAATTGGAGGTATAGACTTAGAAGATCAACCAGCAAGAGCAAAGGCAGCACTTGAAGAATTGAAAGGTGAATAATAATCAAGGGAGGATAATCCTCCCTTTTAAATTTAAGGAGGGATTTAAATGAGTGATAAATTGGGTAAATACAGCGTTACAGAACAAAATGACGGGAAATTATTAGTACAGCATGAATCTATAAATGACAGAGAAATTGAGCCAGCACACGGAGATTATGTGACAGTTAATGGCGTGTGGTATATAGATGCATTGCCAACATGTGCAATAGTTGAGCTGATAGATGGCAGCTTAGCAAAGTTTTTTATAAACCCTTTCCGCAAACTGGTTGAAAAAGATTTTACAGCATACAAATCTTATCATCCAAAGAAATGTAAGGGTCAACCTCTTCCGGAATACTTATACAGGTTCTATGGCCTTGAAAAAAATAACGAATCTGCCACAGAAGTAATCCATGTAAGAGTTACATCCTCTGAAAAGAAAAAAGCGGAAAACTATGCCAAGAATGAAGGCAAAAGCGTTTCTGAGCTTATTAGGGGCTATTTGAGAGGGTTATGATTATGGATAGAGGCACAATACAAAACACACTAAAAATGCTTAATTTACTACGTAAAAACGATAAGTTAAAAATATCGGAATTAGCAGAATTGTTGAATGTCAAAGATAGGCAAGTTAGGCGATATAGAGACGAGTTACTGAAAGTTGGATATGATATACCGTCTAAGGCTGGGAAAGATGGCGGCTACACCATCAATGAGATAAATTTGAATGACAACGAATGGACACTATTAAAAGATCTACTTAAAAAGCATCCTGAAATATATAGTAAAATCGATCAAAGATTTAATATGTTTTAAAACAAGAAAAGCCCAAGGGAATAACCCAAGGGCTTTAATTTTGTTATTTATTAATTGTTTCCAGTGCCTTTTCATCCGTATACGACAATAAATAATCTCCGTTTATGGCCAACTTCTTACGCAGCCAGTCAACCGCCTCTTCTATGTATCCTTGCAATTCTTCCTTGGTAAATGCAAGCCGGACGATTAACGGAAGCCTATCATATATATCTGCCCAAACTGCAGCGAGTTTCAATTGACCCGTCTTGCTGCCGTATGCTTTTTCGGCCTTGGCAACAAATATCTTGATGGCCACTTTTACAAAGTCCTTTTTTCCGAACCTCCACAACACAATCAACAATCCTATAACAAATAAGATTATTAATGCGTCCAACCAATACTGCTGTGCCAAATTAGCTACTAAATTAATTATATTCATACTATTCACCTATATCCTTTCATTTTTGAGTATAAAAATAACACCATTCAGGTGTTTGGTTTTACTTACTTGTTGTATATCTTCTCGATTAGCTCCGGAAGAAATTGCAGTATTTCTAAATCTCCCAAGTTGCCGTCAGCTTTTGCAGCTTTTTTTGCTGTCTCAATTGCCTTTTCCCATTGTGCTGGGTTACTTGCAACTTTTCCGAGAATCTCTTTCCAGCTCATATACTTTTTCACCTCCACGTATTCAACAAAAGGACACTTGAGCCAGTGTGTCCAACCTGCCGAACCTGATCCGGTCAACGGAGATTGGATTACACCGTATTTTGTACCTCTGGCCTCTATGACCTGGCCATTGCCTATATATATTCCTATGTGGCCCTTCTTCCATAAGCACAGCCCAGGGATTTCAGGCATGATGCTTATAGGCCCTTTTTCTTTTGCAATGGTATACATGCTATCTGCAGAGACGTCCGTTTTTGCATTGTAAGAAGGGTTATCGCCTTGCCACCACAAGAAAGATTTAATAAGGCCTACACAATCCGCTGTGCGACGATTAAGCCAATGCAGCCTAATAAAGGCTTCAAAGTTTCCAACGCCTTCCGGGTATTGGTTTAGTTTTTGCTTAAATAATGTCTCGGTCAATACATTTCCATATGTTCCCCAGACATAGCCCCATTTATCTTTCAAGGCCATTTTGGCATGTTCTACAAGGCCGATATTTGTTAATGACATAATGATCACACTCCTATCCTATTTAAATAATCCTTTTTGTAAGGCATAAAAAAAGAGACCTATCAAGCCTCCTGCTAATGGTGCCACTACAAAGCCAATTAGCCATTTTAGCGCTGTAACCAAATCACTTATTTTAGTACACAGATTTGTAATAGCCTCCGTATTTACTGCATCTGATTTTTCGAGCTTATCAATTTTGCCCTCATGCTCTCCGATCCATTTTTCATGATGATTCAATCTTTCATCAACTCTTTTATGTTTTTCTGTACAAAGTTCATTCCCTGGTGACATTGTACTCAGTCCTTTCTATAATTTTATTTCCAATCTCCGCCATAACACTCTGTTGTACCTGACGCCCAATCACTATCGTAATAATCTGCATTACCCTTAAGCCAGGCCCCGTTATAAATATCGCTATGATGGTTCAAACTATTATCTGCATTAAATATATCGTAATTGCTCCATAAAATACTTAGTGAGTCCCATAAGGGCCAATTATTACTATATATATTCCAATCTGATAATAATCTCCAATCAGGTCCAGTTTGTTCGTATGCAATTTCGTGAATTTGATAAGGTCTAGAAAATGTTAAAGTTGTGCCGTTTACAATATAAACTGGCTCTGAATCTGTTACTAATACAGTAGTGTTTCTAGGGTTGGGAAATGCAATATATACATTTGCGATAAGCATATGCGGCATAACGCCACTACTTGGTATTGCGGGCAATTGGCTTGGATACGATGATATTTCACCTGCAAAATACTCCATTCTTGACACCTTAAACATTATTACCACCTCACCATGTTAACCATGTTAGACCGTCGCAATAAACCCTTAACACTTCATTATTAGTCGTAATAATATAATCTGTATTGCCATCTATAGTTCCAACTATGGTTTTTGTATTTGCATCGCGTGACTTAAATATAAAACTTCTAAATTTTAACCTTGCGTTAGGCGATGGAAGATTAACAGTAATATAATTATATAGTTGCACTATACTGTCAGCTTCTTTTTCTGTTAAAGTGCCGTTTGCGGTTTTTGATATTACTGTAGGATTAGTGTTAACATGTATATCTTTTGGTTTCGGGTTATTTGGATAGTTTTTTCCAACCGTTAGGTTAACACCTTTAATAGTTAAGCTTCCACCTCCACCAACAAAGCTTGCGTATGCATCATAACTGTTTTCCGTATACTGCGTTGAAAAGTCTGACGCGGCTCTACTGGTTGCCTTAACTGTGGACTTTGCCTTCGTTCCATCAATATCTTCAAAGCTTACTTCCTCGATCAAAAAGTATTCATTTTCTGACATGCCGAACTCAGCCAACTGGACAGTTAATTTTTGACCAGCTCTGAACCCCATATATTGAGTGGTAAAGGTTATTACTTTGGGAGTAACAAGGCCATACCGCTTTATGTTGTTAGATATAATTTTGTTGGCGTCAGGATAATATATTATTTGATCTCCTGCCGTTTGACCGGTTATGCTAGCAACTGTAACGTTGTTGGCATCGACTACAGTAACAAGCCTTTTTGTATTATCCCTGGTGGTGTTACAAATCATGTCGCCAGTATTAAGGCCGTGGTTGGTAACAGTTATATTGGTTGTAGTAGTGCCGCTCTCCGCTGTCTTGGCTGTTGTGTTATCAATTTCGCTATCCTCGATAATTCCACCGTACACTCCAGAACCACCCTCTATATCCTGACGATCTTTTATTCCTCGCATATATTCTCCCCAGGTAACAATGACGTCCCCAAAGTCGTCAGGAGCACCCCGGAAGAAAACTTTATTGCGGTAGTTGATTTGATTTTCCTCAAGTTCAATATCTCTAACATAATAGTCAGTTAAAAAACTTTCGCCAGTAATGAGGTTATAAGGAGCATTAACAATTGTATCCTCTTGTTTAAAATGTAGTTTACGAGTGTTATCGATATAGCATTTATACCCGGATGCATCGACCATGTCTTTTAGCACTTGGGCTATAGATATACAATTGCTTGGTATGTCTTTGGGGTATTCGTCCCATAAATAGCCGTTACCAAACTCACTGTAATTGTATGTGACACCTTCCTCGGCTAAAAAGTTATCAATCATATATTTTACTATATCTTTACTATATACAGGACTAGACCAATTAACCGTAACAGTACGACGAGATGGTAAGGTATTGTAACCCTCGACGATAATGTCCGCAAAAAGATTAACCGTTTCTGCATTTATACGCCTTTTATTTACTTGCCTTATTGCACCGCCGAATATAAGTTCATTGTTATAAAGCACTTTTACACTCTGACCGCATCTTGGCAATAAAGCATCATTAGCCACTTTCATTCTAAAGCGGCAATCGTTTCGGCGGTCCATGCGGTCAGATACTTCAAGGCTACCAGCTTTTATTAATTGGGTTTTGTCTATGTATTTATAAAGCCTTATCCAGTCTCCTGCTGTTTGGCCTGTAATGGCTAAAGGTATTGTAAATGTATCATTATCAACCTTTGTTATGATTCTGCTGCAGGGGTCATTATTGGAAGTATATCTCCTATCCTCGTTTACAATCATGTCGCCAGTTTGTAATCCGTGATTAGTTATTTTAATTGTTGTTGTGTTTGTGCCTGTCTCAGCAAGTTTACTACCAACATAGCCTTGAATTAATACTCGAAATCCCATACAATACTCCTTTTCTTAGCAAAATAAAAACACCGCCTTATTTTAGACGGTGTTTGATTCCTATAAAGTTTTATTCCTGATATTGCACCTTCCCATTTTCATAGAAGAAGTATAATTTGTCTGCATCTGAATTAATATCTAATACTGCTACACACTCCCAAACTTCACCAGGCTTAAGCTTCTTTTGAGTTATTAATTGATATCCCTCAGGTGCCTTCACTGTTCTCATTATAGCACCTCTATTCCATCCTAACCGACTTGGCAACACGTCCTGGTCGTGTATGTCGATATTCTCAAACCTAAACCTCCATATCTCGTACTTAATGTCAGTATCTTTGATGCTTCCTTCTTCAACCTTACCCAATACTGATACCTTGAAGATATCCCAGCCCTGCATGTTATCATGAGCGATAAACTCATTCTTCCCAACTGTAACCTTGGGATTAGGAGTACTTACTGGTGTTGGTGTTGCTTCAACTGGCATTTCTCCGACTTCAACCTGGCGTTTCGTCTCATTCCAGTTAACCTTTACATTGAGCACTTCGCCCAATGCTCTTAATGGTAAGTACGTGCTGCCATCAACAACTATTGCCGGCTTACCCCTATAGTCGTTGCCATTCACTAATATTTTAAATTTCGCAACACTGAATATATTGTTATTAGCCGCGTAAGAAAAACCCACCATAAGTATAAAACAACTGATAAAACCCATTATAAACTTTTTCATATGATAATACCTCCCTAATGTTTTATACTTATATTGTATAATTTAGCTTATTTTTATACAAGTGTTGTAAATTACAATACACCTTTTCTTTTCAGGTTTTTAACAACTTGGTCTGTTATTTTATCGGCCAATCGTGTTGTATCTTCATCTTTCGCATTGCCATTAAAATTATTTATTACCTGTACAACATTTGCTTGGCTTGCCATATCTCTTTTAACCGCATCGTAAGCAAGCGATGTAGCAATGTTGGATTTTTGACCAAATAAGCTGTTAACCTGTTGTAATTGTGCATTAGAGGCTTTTGCGACAACCTGTAATTGCTTTGCTGCACTTGGTCCCAATGCTGCCAACTCATTATACACATCCTGACCAATTATTCCTTGGTTGGCTTTTTGCTGTAAAGTAGCAAGCGATTGTTGATAGGTCTTTAAAGCGTTTAATTGTCCTTTTAGTCGATTTATCCAGCGTTCCATGTTAATAGGTTGATCGTATGTGGCTTTCTCAAAAATACCTACAAAATTGCTAAATTCTCGTGCCTGGGAACGGATAGCGTCAATAAACTCCTTGACCTTGTCTGTAAGCTTATCATATGTATCTGTACCGGTTGTTCCAAGTGCTTTAAATTCCTCTGTTAAATCAGACACGGAGTCGGGAATATTTATTTTAGGAGTCTCAATTTTTTCCCACTCTTTCATGATATTCCCGGCATCGTCAATCTGCTTTTGTGTTTGCCTTATCTTTTCGATCTGATTTTTAACCGCCTTATCGGCTGCCTCTATTTCAGGGTCGAGCGAGGTGCCAGGCCTAAAAATACCGCTCTGCTTTCTTTTAACTAACTCGGCTTTTTGGCTTAACAAAGTCCAATAAGTTTGCATTTGCTTATAGTAATCATTTCTATATCTTTCTTGGGCTTGCTTTGCCTCAATATAACTTACCTGCAGCATTGCGTTACCCAAATCTCCTGCAGCTTTTTTCTGCCTTATCATTTCTGCGGTGGTTTGTATCATGCGATCTTGGGTTTTGCGTTGTGATTGCTCAAAAATTCCGAATCCGTCTGTAGCTACTGTAATGCCTGTAGCAAGTGCAGCTATACCACCTATTACCGCCACAACCGGATTAGCAGCCAAAAAGGCTAATGCTGTTGTTAATGCACCTACTACAAGTATTAAAGGTCCTATTGCAGCTGTAACGCCTATAACTGCTAAAATTGTATCTTGTGTAGCTGGGTTAAGGTTATTCCAAGCATTTAAAAGACCGTTTGCAAAAGACATAAGTCTTTGCATTATGGGAATAAGCTTTTGGCCTATTTCTATGCCTAGCATCGACATTCTTTCTTTCAACATTCTCAGTTGATTTGATGGGCTGTCTAATGTTCTTGCCAAATCTCCTTGGGCTTTCTTAGTCATCTCCATTATAGTCATATAACGAGCAATGACTTTTTGTGTGTCTGTCATTTCCTGACCTTGTTTAATAAGTCCGTTATTGAGTGCATAGGTTTTAACTGCTGTTTCGTTTACAACTATTCCAAGTCGTTTGAGCGGCTCAACCTCTCCGGATATACCGGATTGCAATTTTGCCATTGCGTCCTCGTTGGAAAGGTTATAAAAACTAGCCATATCGTATGACAATTTTGTTAATGATGTAGCCATGTCATATGCTGCTTGTTCTGACATACCCATTGATGCAAGCATTACATTATAAGTTCCTACGGTCTTTCTCACGTTGTAAGCATTTAATCCAAGACTTTTGGACAATTCTTCCGACCATGCCCGGGCTTTATTGGCCATACTTCCCATAGATTCAGCAAAAAGGTTTTCGCTCTCTACGGCTTCCGTGGCCATTTTTGTAAAGCTACCACCAACCGCCAATACTGGTAATGTTATAGCCATTGTCATTTTTGCACCTATAGCCGTCATTGTCTGTCCAATTCTTGTCATTGTGGACTGTGCTTGGTTCATCTGTTGTGACCATTGGGAGATATCTGCCACAAACCTGGTTGTTATGGTCCTTATTACACCACTTGCCATCAGATACCACCTACTCTCTGTACAAACTCATTACCCATATGGTCGGCTATTTGTCTTTTAATTTGGTCAAATTTCCTGCGGACTGTCTTGGCAGGAGGAACACGCTTTATGCTCCCGTCCTTAAGAGTCATTTTGTAGCCTGTTTCGTAATGGAAAGCATAATTATAACCCTTTGCAGCACTGCCTATTGTAACGGATGCCGCTGCTGTATATTTGCTTTTACGCTTGTTGGATTTAACTTTTACTTTATCCTTAATATGCTTATCATCGTCGCTTGGCGGTATTGTGTTCGCAAGTTGAGGGGCTGCAAATTGAGCCCCTGATAATGCAACATCGTTTAAAATGGATTTTCCTCTATCGTCCAAACGCCTTAAGTCTCTTATTATTTCGTGCATGCCTTGTATTCTTACCTCAAGACCTCTTGTTCTGGGCGGCAATTCTATCACCCCTCATCTATAATTATTTCTTTTGCACCAAACGCCTTTGCAAAAGCTACCACGTGTGCTTCCATCGCCTCAGGTGTCATAGGTTCTGACATTTTAGGTTCTAGTAAATCCTCTAATGTTGGATATTTAGCTTTTTCGCTGAATACACAAGCAACACCCTCGGCTACCATCCTACCCACCCACCAAGCATTTACAATGGGTAATTGATTCTCCCTGTTAATCCTTTCGGCAAATGCTTCAATCTTGATATCTAATTCAACAAAAGTGAGATCAAGAAATTGATCATAAGTCATACCTAATTGACCGACGGCTATTTTCTCAAATGTATTTATTTGAGTTTCTAACCAATCGGCCTCTATGCGTTTGGGTCAATTTCTCCCTCGGTAACCTCTGTTTTCTCCTCTACTTTTGCACCAGTAGCAGCACAAAAAGCCTCGACAACAATTTTGTAAATTGATGATAAGTCGTCAACGTATTCATCTAATAAATCAACTACTTTATTGACGTTAATATCTTTATCCTCGTGCTTAAACCCTGCACAAAGTAATTTTGCGATAACTTCAACGTCACATTGCACGGCATCGCTAATAATATGCATTATTGGTTTTCCGCATAAAGCTTGGGCAGTAATTAAGGCAGAAGTATTAAACTTAATCCGCCTTGGTTTATCTAAAACTATTTCTTTGTAAGGTACTGCCATTGTCAATCAATCCTCCTTTATGCCCTGGCCACATTAATTCTGTATACTTTTGGGCTTTTGCCAGTTTCCTTAACTGTAATGTCGATAGTAGTTACCGATCCAGCAGCACCTAAATTAATTGCACTAGACTCAGCACCCGAAGCAACTGTCACTGACTGCGATCCGGAAGTAATTGTACATGTACCAGCTGCAAAAGTTGGCGTTATTGTAACGCTACTTACACCTGTAAGAACTGTAGCGACATATGGATTTTCAATGCCATATCTTGTTGCAGAAAAAGCAGGATACCATACTGCACTACCCGATAAAGTCAAAGCAGTAATATTGTTTGAAAGTGTTATTCCTAAAGAAGTATCGCCACTTATTTTTATACTACCTTTAAACGGTATAACCCCGTTAGGCTCTGCAGCACCAAATGTTAATTCCTCAACATAACCGCTGAATGTAAATGTAGTTCCGGTTGTGGCTGGAAACGTAATTGCAAAATCTTGCAATACTCCGTTGTCATAGTCTGACTGCAAGCCTATCTGTCCCAATGTATCGCCAGGATAAAAATTACCTTCAAAAGATATGCTTCCGGTACGTTTCAATCCCGGAATAACCTCTTCTTTTTGCCCAGGTGATTGTAATGTTGTAACATCAATCATGTCGCGTTTTAAGCTTATATCACCTATTTTGGTGAGTTCTGCAATAACATTGCCGTTTCTTGATAGGCTTGTGCCCATCCCTAAAGTTGCATTACTCATAATAATATCAACTCCTATTCTGTGTAGTAAAATTTAAATTCGATTTTATAACAGTGATCTTGTATTGGATCACTATAGTCCTTGCCTAAAATGACCTCAATTTCGATCATCTGAACATGGTATACATTCATGCTCCCTTGAAAGTTTTTGAAGGCTTTTCGCAGTTGTTTATACACCGCAAAAGCTTCGCTATCTGAATTACCATGACAGTCAAATTGATAATTGACGATTTGTAATTCCTGTTCCCCTTCAAGTGTATACCCAACATCGGATGATATAAGATGGTAGACTATAGCCGGCAATGGCTTATTTTGTGGTATAAAATCAGGATAAACCCTGCCACTAATTAAACTATTTAGACCACTATAACTTTTCAAATACTGTGTAAATGCCTCGTGAAACTCCACCTTATATCACTTCCTTTGCAGATATTAAATACTGCTCATTCGCCTCGTCTATATTGTCAATTCCCAAGATGTCAAATATCCTAGTGCCATATTGTATGCGGTGCTTAGTTGTAAGGCCATCAAAATACCGGATCTGAAATACTTTTGTAACCTCACTGTATTTTTTTTGGGCTTGGTAAAACTCCTTAGCACCCTGGCTCAGAATGTCACTCCACACCGTCCTCAGCGTCGTCCAGTTTTCTTTTTCGCTTCCGTCCAGTTGTTCGACTGGCTGGTTCTGTTGTATCGTTATTTGCTTGTTCAGTTTCCCTGCTGATATTGGCATCTTCCAACACCTCTTTACATTTACCCTGTCGCTCCCATTCCTTAAGAGTTGCAGCAGTTATAAAAATACCAGGACTAACGATTTCATTTATCATATAAGTCCTGGTTGGGGTTAAAATCTCTTCTAACATGATATATTGCATTTTGATACCTCCTAAAAGGTAAATACCCTATTTGGATAATAAATCCGGTTTACTGTGTCAATATGGTCTTTCGGGATTGCCTCGTCACGATATTTGTAATATAAACCTACATGGAATTTAAGTGCATCCTTAAAACATGTAAGTATATTGTCACTATAACCGCACACAAAGCGAATACGGACCGCATTAATTGGGTAAGGTGTGAATATAGACCAATGCTTTCCATAGGCTAACACTACTTTCCCTGGCTCATTGTCAATGTCAACTATGTAATCAGTAAATGTGTGTTCTGTTCCTGCTGAATCTTTGTAGGTTATGGAGGTTATTGACTGTAACGGCGGTTTTGGTATCTCTATATAATCCTTGCACGGAAAATTATCTAAGGTCAATTCCCATGTTTGAGTACCAAAAGCCCTTCGGGTGTAACTCTCTCCGTGTTCCCTTGCTGACGTTATCCAGCTATTAAGTTGGGTGTCCTCACTGGTGTCGTCTGGATCAAGTCTTAAATGTTGCTTGACCTCTGCTAATGTTATAGGTTCGGTTGCTATTGGGTTAATTAATTTTAAGCCCGTAATCATCACCTACTTTCAAAGTGCTTAAAACCTTAACAAATCTTTCATAAACAAACTTTTTATTCCGTTTGCCTGTATGTATTGGAACATTTGCTGTACTAAATCGCCCGGGAATTGCCATCCGACTGGTGTAACTCCTACAGGACTGACATCGTGCCAATAAAACGATGGCGTTATACCGCCTTCTAGGCACCAATCTAAATATGGTTTAATATCATCTGCCCAAGTAGAAGCAGATCCTAAGGCTATATTTGGTAACTCCCACTTATTCGCAATCGGCAATGCTATCGGTATGCCTGTTCGGTTAACTCTTGCCAGTTTGCATCCATTATCCCTTAAGCGTTGCATCATAGGCTCATCCCAGCATTCCCCTGCACCAGGAGTTGCAAAATAATATGCACCGTCGCCCCAACCACGAGCCAACATGTAATCTCTCATCAAGACAAATTCATCAATTTGAGTTTGTGGTAATTCTAGGTGTAAATCATTGGGGTGCGTCCAACTGTGATTGCATAATTGTACATTGCCACTATCTGCTGCTAAAGCATCTAATTCTGGCTCTGTTAATAAATTTTCATTTCCACCGATAATGCTAGAATGTGGTATCCAAAAGTTCCACTTGATTCCATATTGTTTAGCCAGAGCGTGAGTTACAGTTACATTGTTTCTATAGCCATCATCCGAATGGATTAAAACTGCTGGTTTAACTTGCTCATTATAGCTGCAATCAGAAAAATATACTGTAGGTTTATTTTCGCCTATAGCCCACACTCTATAAGATAATATTTCAACCCAAGACCACGAAGGCTCATCGATAGCCTTAAACATACTTTTTGTAATCTTAAAATGATTCCAGCCGTTTGATAAATTTGGTTTAGTACTATCCGCATAATAGCTGTAATAAAGCATTTCAAATTGTGGATATGCAGAACTTGTAGTCCGTAAAATAATACCTATACGATCAACTTGAGATATATCAGGTATATAACACCATACATCAACACAGTTGAGATCGCTCATATCTTTTTGTATGTACTTATCTATAATTGCCAATGTACTTTCGGCGTCAATCGTGACAGCTAAAGCTTTTCCATCTGCTTGGTGTGAATATGTCGGGTTTGTTATCAAAGTAGGCACAGTGTCAGGATGATAACTTTCTACTGATGCAAAATCATCTAATACTACTTTATTTTTATAACTAATTAAACTGCTAGAGTAACAACTCTGACCGTTACAATACGCATCTGTGATGATATTACCATTATGTTTTATATCTGCAATGCTACTTCCGTTAAACATCATCATGGTTATCACTCCTTAATCAAGTAGACAACACCGTCTGTATTTTTGGTTTCGGGGAGGTCGTCATATTCAGCTTGAGTTAATATAATGATTTGTTGTATTCCATCAGCACTCAAGGAATATGTTCCAAGACCCTTTCTGCTTCTTAATTTAAACGTTGAAATATACCCATTATACTCAAATCTTTTACCTGGATAAATTTCATCCGCGTCACTGTTAATGTAAATCTCTAAAACTGTATTTCCTGTATTGACTAAGACCATTTTCCCTTTTCCGCTTGAAAAATTTACATTAACAAGAGTCTCTGATACATTTCCAGCATATGGGCTGCTATTTATTGTAATGTCCATTTATTTTTCACCCACCTTTTAGGGCGTTTTACTGCCCTTTTTACGGTCTTTCTTTTCGTGTTGTTTTTGCTCTTTTACTTCTGATTCTTTAAGATTGGTGGTTGCCAGTTCTTTGCCAAGCCATTCAGCTAATATGTTTTCATCAATTTCAACTATCTGATCTGCAAGAATGTCGTTTCCGTCTAATCTTACACTTTGGAGTGTTTTAACTTTTACTTTTGCCATAATAGTAATTAGGGGCATTTAGCCCCTTCCTCCTTTACACGCTTGCATAAGCTCCGACTTTTTGATCTGTTTCAAATCTTCCATCACCACGGTTTAAATCAACACCAACAATTCCATTTGCGGTAGATGTTACTTTTGCCGCCAAATATTGATAACCGTTAGCAATATCAAGGCTTGATACATCAACTTCAACAAAAGCCATAGCCTGAGTTGTAGCTGGTGTAATTGTTGCAGATTGATCGGATACAGTTATTACAGTTTCACCGGGCACTGTTGACTTAAGAGTGATCACAGCGGCACTTGCCGTAGCTGTTACGCCTGGCACCCCATATGTATCGTCATTAATTAATGTGGCTAGTGCTGCTGCATCTGCTGTGTCGTCACCGTCAATTTTGAACTCTCTTTTGGATGCTGTTGTTGTATTAGCATGAGCCGTAAACGTAAGCCCGTTAATTTTTACAGTATCTGCAGCTGATACGCTTGCTAGGGTAATTGTCATTTCAGTAACCTTTGTGTTGGCTGTCACTGTCGCTGTAGCTGTCTGCCCTGCATCTGATGGGATACCTTTTGCACCTGTGCCAGTGGCGTCTGTAGCTTGCAAAACCTCAAGCTTTACTGTTTTCGTTGCAGCTATAGCACCAATTAAAGCTGTAAAAAGTGCCTTTCTATGCCCAGACATATCAAAATATTTACCAGTTACATTAGTGTTATTGATAGTTTGAGGCACTAATGCAACATCTTTTTTAGTTCTTTTATATAATGGCTTCATTTCTCCTCTTACCTCCGTTATATTTTATTTTTACTGCAGTATTACATAAGGTGATACGGTTGTACCATCCTCCATCGCTAACGGATCTTTTACCCAAGGTTGCCCGTCAATGTTTGCAACTATCTTAAACACTGTTTGATTTGACTTGAAGTTAACATGTTCAGATATTGCTACAAATGGGCCTGATCCGGCTTTGGTTAAATAATATGAGAAGTTAATCAAGGCAACGTCACCTTCTGAGCCTTTTGCACTGTTTTTAAATGTCCATTTAATAGGTATACCAAGTAAAGTAGGCGGTGTTCCTTTTGTTGCATCGCCAGCAATAAATATATACTGGTTTGCTTCGTCTTTCATCGTCATTACGTCAGGCATAAGGTTCTGATTTATTATCCAAACCGCGCTACTAAGATCGTAAAACCTTGCCATCATTGCAACAGCATCAGCATACTTAAAAGTTGTTGATGTATTTCTTTTGATTTTTATAGCTCCAGGGGCATTTAAAACTCCGAGAGGACAGCCGGCACCGGAGCCCTTAATAAATTTTGAGTCCCTGCCATTTACATATGCCTGACGCATAATTGTTTCAACAAGAGTACCAGCTGCAGCCCAATTTGCTAAAGTTTTATTGTTAATTGTGGCAAGGCCTGACACTTCTTGAGGTGTTAGTGTTAAGTCTTTGATATTTGGCTCTTTTACGTCTGAAATGGTTTTGCCTTCTGCTGTCCAAGTTAAAGCCATTCCGCCTAAAGCACCATCAGCACCCTGTGAAAGATAAGGGATTGTAAACGGTGAGTCAGGAGGGTCACCAGCAGGTATATTTGTGGCTCTTGGCATAACAATTTCCTGCTCTCCGTCAAGCATAAGAATGTTTTGACCGAATTTAGGTGGTATCATTATACCTACATCACTGGTAGAAAGAGCCATTATTCTTCCTTTTTTGTCACCGTTCTTGACGCAGAACATAAACTCACCGAGATTTTTGAATCCGCCATCGTCCAAAACTTCGTCCTGTGTTTCCATCGTAGTCGGAACTACTTTTGGTGTTGCAGGGGCGTTCATGAAGCTGTTATTAGCTTCCAACTGTTCGATAGCTTCCAATTGTGCCTTATATCCATCAATTTCCTTCTGAATGTCGTTAAAGCTTGTTTTTTCTGCATCTGTAAACCCTCTGTTTTCTTTTGTTGCAGTATCAAAAATCTGCTGTTGTTTTGCCATAGCCGCCTTTATTGCAGCTAAGATTTGCTCTTTATTCATGTTTTTATCCTCCAATCAGATTTTTAGTGATTTGAATTTGGCTTGCATATAAAGAAAGCAGCTCCTTTTCGGTCTGCTCATCTTGCTTATTATCTTTATTTTGGGGCGGTTTCTCTGGTATTTTGGGCGGCAAAAATGCTAATTTAGGGGCGTTTTTATACTTTGATATATCAAATTCCTGACCATTTACCGTTAAAAAACCGTCATTTAGTGATGCAGCAACCTGTTTTTCATCCTCGATTTCATCAGCAAAACCGTAATCTACTGCCTCTTCGGCTGTCAACCATGTTTCGGCATCCATTAATTCAATTATTTTTTCATCTTCAAGCTCTGACTTATCTTTGTATGTAGTTATGATGCTTTCTCTTATTTTGTCAAGATCGTCAGCCATTTTCCTGAAATCCTCTGCATTTCCTATTGCAGTAGCCCATGGATTATGTATCATAAGCATTGCATTTTTAGGGATTATTACTTTATCACCGGCCATTGCAATTACCGATGCTATAGAGGCAGCTAAACCGTCTATATAAACATTAACAGTTGCTTTGTGTCTCTTGATCATAGAATAAATGGCCTGGCCTGCAAACACATCGCCACCGTTACTGTTAATATAGACATTCAAAGTGCTTATATCACCCAAATCGTCAAGGTCTTTTTTGAATTGCTTTGGCGTTACTTCATCGCCCCGCCAGGACAAAGAACTTATATCCCCGTAAAGCATCAATTCCCCTGTGCTTTCATCCTTATTTTTAAAACTCCAAAACTTTTTGTTTTTAGGCATCTAGTTTTCCACCTCCTCCCGTATTTGTTTGTCTTGGCTGTTGTTTAGCTGCAGTTTCCGTGCTTATCATATTTCCATTAATGTAATACGTCTTGCCATATTCACCCTCTTGAGGATTCATGTTTTCAAGCTCACGCCATTCGTCGGCATTAATAATTCCATCTTGCCTCATTTCATGAAGCATTTTTGATCTTGCAGCTGTATCGGCTCTTAGTAATGCTGTCAAAAGAAACTCAAAAAATAACCCTTGCTGCCTTTCCTCTTTGGTCAAAAGTTTAAAATTAAGCCATTGTTCCCAGCGAGTAAACCAAGGTAACATTGTATACATTACAAACTCAAGGGATTGATGTTCTATATTGTTGTTAGTTGCTTTATCGAGGTTTTGCAACAAATGAAGTGGTACGCGGTAAATCCTTGCAATCTCTTCAACTTGAAATTTACGAGTTTCAAGGAATTGGGCCTCTGCAAGCGGCATTATAACTTTTTCAAACTTCATACCATCTTCAAGAAACATGACTTTATGAGCCTTTCCAAGTCCTTCGAATTTCTCTCCTAACTCTTCCTTAAGTGAACCAGGATCTTGGATGTGTCCTGGCATGGTAATAACACCGCCAATATTGGCACCGTTGCTGTAAAAATACCCTGCAAAATGTTCAGCTGCTAACCCTAACCCAATAGCTTCCATTGCCATTTTTATAGGCGAATATCCTGTTACACCATCAAAACTTAATCCAGGAATGTGAAGTACATTTTTAGAGTCTAATTGGATTTGTTTGCCTCTGTCATTAGTCCAGTACTCAATTTTTCCAGTGTTGTAATTCCTCTTAGCCTCCATTTGCCACCATGGAAGTATGTCAAGACTTAAAATATCACCTCTTCTGGACCTTATTATTTGAGCATATCCGTTGCCAGATAACGTCATGTGTGACATCATAGTTTCCTTAAAAACCATAGCTGGTATTTCATCATTAGGTGCTGTTTTTACAAGGTCATACAATGGATGATCAACATGCCTGTCTTTTCCGCTTGACTTGTCTCCTCTTTTGCGGTCCTTGTAAAGTATCAAAGGCATAGAAGCAAGGGTTTGAGATAATACCAGCACGCTTCCAAGCACTGCAGACATTTTAATCGCTGTTGATTCGTTAACATTTATACCGGCTTTGCTTTGTCGCATAAATAAAGACGTTTTTAAATCCTTTTCCCAGTCTTGTAACGAATAATTTTTAACAATTATGTTACCAAATAAGCCCAATTACTTCCCCTCCTTTCTGCGTATTTGCTTCCAAGGTATCCCGAAAGCCATTAAAATCAGGCCGCAAATAATCCACATTGCGGGGGGGAATATACTGTATAAACCTATTGCAAGCATTAAAAAACCACCTATCAAGGCGGTTTCCTGAATTATATTTTCAATTTTTTCACTCGGATTTCGTATTTTGGGTAGTTTCAATTCAACTCCTCCTAAATTGTTAATACCTTTCTGCCTGTGGGTCGGTTGTCGTATGCCGATACCTTTTCCAACCTCATAGCCATAGCCATTCCGGTTATTAAAGCAACAATCAAGTCAATTTTATCCTTTGACCTGTTTTTCATTGGTTTGATATTCTCATTGCCATCTACAGCTATGCTCACATTACCAAAACACCAGCGAGCAGTTGGATGATCTTCATGGGTCATTTGCCCAGTTTGTAGAAGCCTTGCTATTTCTTTCATTGGCGGCGATAGGCTTTTAAAATCTTGACTTATATTAACAACCTCAATTTCATTTTTTAATAGCTGTTGAGTTAGCATTTGGGCATTCCAAGGGTCAGCACATACCATTCTAAGGTCGTATTGTTTGCTGTCAGAGATAATTCTTGACTGAATAAAATCGTAGTCGATTGCTGGCCCAGGGGTTGCAAAAATATAGTTATTTTTAACCCATTTATCAAAAGGTATGCCAGTTCTTTTGATCCTATCTTTCATTTTTTCCTCTGGTATCCACCCCTCAAAAAGTACCCGCCAATCTTCAAAGCCTTCTTGTGGTGGAAATATTAATGCCTTTCCTGCTAAGTCTCCTGTACTTGCCAAGTCTAACCCCATATAGCACTTTTTGCCTACCAAATCGGCTTTACTCCATTTGCCTATTGTTTTATCCCACAAAGTTATTGGCAACCATCCGACGGCTTTTAATGACACCCACTGATTAAGCCTTAACCAACGAAATAATTTTTCTTTTTCTGGGTCATTTCTTGCTCCTATTGATTCCTGCCTTACAGATTCTATGTTAATAGTAACGCCAAGCGACGGATTTACTTCATACCAAAGTTTTTCGTCAAATATATCCGCATCGTCTGGGGCTCCAAATATTTTTACATACCAATAAGGATCAACAATTTCTTCGTCCCTTATTTTTCTTGCGTATTCGTGCACTTCCCAACCTATTGAGTGCCTATCTGGATCGTCGCCAGCTGTCGTTATCACCCAATACAAAGGTTCTTTTCTTGCCGCACCGGATCCGAAAGTCATTACATCCCAAAGTTTTCTATTAGGTTGGGCGTGCAATTCATCGAATATAACCACGGTAGGGTTGATACCATGCTTTGTAAACGCTTCTGCAGATAAAACTTTTAAGAATGTTCCAGTAAGTTTATTTATAATCGTTTTCTTACTGTCTACAATCTTAAATATTTCCTGTAGGTCGTCGTCCTGCTCAATCATTTGTTTTGCAGCGTTATAAGTTAATGACGCTTGTTCTCTATCAGCTGCACAACAATAAATCTGTCCTCCTGGCGAATCTAAAGCTAAATGAGTAACACACAACCCAGCTATTAAGGTTGTTTTGCCGTTCTTTTTCGGTATTTCAAGATATGCATATCTAAACTGTCTAAATCCATGCTCGTTAACCGTGCCATAAACATCCCATAAAATATTGTGCTGCCAATTTTGCAAAACTAAAGGTTGACCGTGGAAGTCGTCAACCAATTTTAAAAGCTGGATAAATTGTATAACCTCAAGGGCTCTATTTTTATTATGAGCCATTTATACCGGCCCTTTGCTTTAAAAATGCAGCTATTGGACTGTCGCCTTTTGACTGTTCTTTCTTTGGGATGCTACGCAAAGCGGATTGTATTGTCATAATGTTTTCTTTTTCAATGTCAAACATCATTTTTCGCTTTTCCATGATCTTTTTATCAGCCACTAAAAGTCTATTGTAAATTTTATCTTTCTCGGATAGATATGTAATATAATCAAACGCATTTTTTTGGTATTGTTCCCAAAGTTCTTTTAATTCTTCGTTTGTTGTCTCTTTTAAGGTTTCGAAAAATTGACACTCACCATATAATAAACAATAGCGATTAATTACCGCCTCGTGTAAAGCATCATCTTTCTTAATTGCATTTAACACTTTTTTTATTCTTAAAAATTCTTTATGAGCTGCAGGATTTTTCTTAACTTCTGGCCATTCTTTTAGGGCTATTCCAGTTAATAACTCTTTTTCTGCTTCGGTTCTGATTTTCTTTTCTGCTTTAGTCCGATGGCCTTTTACGAGCTCAATCGGTTTTGAGCTTCTACCAGCCATTCAAGCCACCTCCTAAAATTATTCATTTTGGGAAAAAAATTTTCGCGTCAC